CCAGAAGACATAGAAGCAGCAAAAGCCCGCGAAGCTAGAATACTTCGAAGAGATGAAGCAATTAGACAAGAAGAAGCCAGACAAATGAAAATTAAGCAAGCGGAAGCTGCAGAGGCATTGAAAGCTGATCGAGAAAATTATATAAAAGCAAGAAAAGCAGAAAAAGCAGAAAAAGAAAGAAAAGCTCAAGAAGCTAAGATGGTCAAATCTACTCCAGTACCTACTCCAGTACCTACTCCAGTACCTACTCCAGTACCTACTCCAGTACCACCTAGTGTAGCATTAACAAGAATGGAAGAAAGAAGAAGTAGGTCATACGAGGAAAGACAGCAAGCTCAAGAAGCAGAGTTACTTGCAGCAAGAAAAGCAGAAGAAGATGAAAAAGCGATGCTTTTTGATATATTGGCTAATGAGTCTACGCCGGGATACACGCGTCCTACTCTAAATGATAGACAAGAACAACGATTATATATGCTACGAAGGCGAAATAATTCCCCAAAAATTACTCTAGTTCCGCATGAAAGTCAGGAGGCTGCAAGAGACAAATCACATTATGAACGTCGTCAATGGGGGAGAATTTATCCCGATCCAAATAGACCTGAAAAATACGTGCCAGTAGAAAATACTAGTAACACACGATTACTGACAGGCGTAGTGCCAACCCGACTCATGAACAAAGAGGATCTAACTGCGTATAAAAAATTTTTAGCGGGTGAAAAAATAAGCGACGATCCGGATACTGAATCATCTTTGGCTGCCTATCGAAGCAGACTTTTTGAAAGAATTGATATGGGTGAGTATACTGAAGCGACGATACACCATGGTCCAGAGGTAAAAGAGCATGTAGAATACTTTGCGGAATTTGTAAAGAATCGTCTACAAGGTGCCACATCTACTTCCACACAATCCAGTGAAACAAGGGATGTTGATAAAGCTAGGAAAGCGGAAGAAACTAAAAAAATTAAGCAAACTCAGAAAGCTGAAAAAGCTAAAAAAGCAGGAGAAGCGAGAAAAGCAAAAAAAGCAGAGCAAACCAGACTTGCTGAAGAAGCTAGACTTGCTGAGCAAGCTAGACTCGAGGAACAAGCTAGAGTAGCAGAACAAGCTAGACTCGAGGAACAAGCTAGACTTGCTGAGCAAGCTAGACTCGAGGAACAAGCTAGAGTAGCAGAACAAGCCAGACTTGCTGAGCAAGCTAGACTCGAGGAACAAGCTAGACTTGCTGAGGAAGCTAGACTTGTTGAAGAAGCAAGGAAAGCAGATCCTACTCGACAAGCAGAAATGCAAAAAGCAAGAGAACGTCGTTCTGCAAGAGAAAAAAAGGCAAGTCAACCTCAAAGAGCTGAGCGTAGAAAAGCAAGAAGACAGCTCACTCGAAAAACACAAAAAGAAGCTCGTGCATCAAAAAAAGCGCTAGCGGATAGAATTGCTGATGAACAAGATGAATTAACAAAGCAAGAATATAAAACAAGTGGCTTAGAAGCGTATTACGCTCTGATAGAGGATGAAGCAGTTCGAGCAGAAGAAAGACAAGCAATAGAAGATTTATACATAGCTGACGAGAAAATGGCTGTTAACTTGGCTGATTCCAGCAAACCTTTACCTAAACCTAAAAAACAATCAACTAAGTCTAAGAAAATTGTTCGTCCAGCAACAACTCCAGCAACAACTCCAGCAACAACTCCAGCAACAACTCCAGCAACAACTCCAGCAACAACTCCAGCAACAACTCCAGCAACAACTCCAGCAACAACTTCGGCCGTTGTTCCTACATCAGTTCCAATGGCAACCGCAACTACACCACCGCCTACTACTGGAGGTATTACCGCACCCGGTTCGACTATAAATGCACCCAATGCTACAGTCACGGTGACTGGTGGTACAGTCACGGTGACTGGTGGTACAGTTCACGTTACTGGTGGACCTCCGTCTTCTGGTATTACTGTTTCTGGTGTCGTCGGTAGTGGTGGAGGTACTGGTAGTAGTGGTGGGGGCACTGGAGGTAGCGGTGGAAGACGTAAAGCAAATAGAGACATAACTGAAATGATATTTTCACAAATGGATCTGTTAAATGATGAAACTAAAGTAGCAATGCGTCTTGCACCTGATGCTGCTGCACGGAGTTCAATAGAAACAAGAAATAAAGCACGTTACATTTCCTTACAGAAAAAAGCGCTAGAAACTCAATTATTGTACGGTTCTCCAGATTACTCAAACCCACGCGTTTCAACTTTATTAGCTAACTTAACCACTAGTCCCGATCCTGCAAGAAATTTAGCGTTGATGACGGAAAACGTTCTACAAGATCAAAAAAATAGCGTGCTTGCTCGCGATCGAATTATGACAGATCCTACACTAACCGACAAGCAAAGAAGAAGTGAGTTAGCAAAATTAAGCGAAAGTGACCGACAACTTGACGCTTTTGCAAACGTTTTAAAACGAGTTACTGAAGATCTTAATAGATTTCAACAAGCAATAAAACCGACTGGATTGACTACCGGAGGCGCAGCTGGTACTGGTCCAACAGTACGAACGCGCACCGGCCGCCTTGTAACTGAAGCCGAAATGCTAGCACAGTCTGATTTAGAAAGTAGAAGAAATTTATATGCGTCTTTTCAAGGAGTTTTACCTCAGCAGAGTTCGCGATATGAGTCTCAACTAGATTTAACAAGAGCTACGCGTAATTTTGCAAACACAATGCTTAATCAACTTAGTCCGGTAAACTTAACCGGTGTTGATTTTATGGGGGACACTGTTAAAGAAGCAAATGCAAATCAGGCACTTGCAGATTTGCAGTCTGCTATGGCAAGTGTTCAGCCAAACACTTTAGAGTCGCGTCCCATTGAGGAACTGGCAGTTGACCTTTCGCGAGTAATTCAGGCCGCTATAAGACTTGGTGAAGTTATTGACGGTGCAAATAATACAGATCTTACACGCGCAGACATTTTAAATTTAGTTACCGCTACTGGATTTGCTGAAACACAGCAAAAACGTTCTGGGGAAGAGATTGACAAACAATCGGCCAAAAATGCTCGCGATCTTGAAGAAAACTTACAAGCAGTCGTTAGTCAACCCGGTTTATTACGGCGTTTAACTGGCGGTGTACAACGTGAGGCCGCAGGCTACGTTCGTGATTATCTTACTGGTGTATTCGGTCAATCTCCTGAAGCAACAAGAGCGATAAATGCAATGTTTAGAGGCGATCAGGTTGTAGCATACGATAATCGAGGGCGTGCACGCAATTTAGTGGGCGCTAATCGACAGCAATTAGTAAATTTACAGCAAAGAGTGAAAACTGAAAGCGGATTAGATATATCACTTGATGACATTGAACGCTTACAACGCTCAATGGCCAGAGTACAGCAAGCTCGTAATCAATCACCGTTTAATGACACATTTTTTTACGCAATGTCTCGTGTTAGAGATCTTCAAACTCTTGGGCAGACAGTCATGGGCGTGTTAAATTTACCGCAAACTATTGCCTCAACTATAGGTCAGATAGGCGACCCACAACTTCGCACAGAACGTATTATGACTACGGCTCGTGCTCTTTCTTTAAGTCCGGAAACGTATACTAAAGCACTTGCGGCTGCCACACGACAGCAGTCTATGTTTGGTGGAACGCTCGCTCGTAATCTTGAGGACATGACCTCATTTATTCCTATATCGAATACGTATGGAGTAGATGTTGGTAAGTCTGTGCAGGTTGCGCGTAAGCTCGCCGCATTCGATCCTGCTCAAGGTATGCAAGGTGCTAGTATTGCGCTTAAAGAATTTTTGTCTGGTAATGTGTCATCGCTCAGTAGAAGATTTGAAATTAATCGTAGTGAGCTTTCAAAGATTAACACCGGTGACGCTAACGAGATGTTAGATTCACTTGACGCACTTTTGGCTAAGATGGGCGTTACTGATAAATTAATTGATGACCAAGCAAATTCATTAGCAACTAAATATGACCGCATGACCGGTCGATTGGAAACATTGCAAGTACAATTTAGTGCGTTTGCAGTAGGCGCAATGACTCCAATACTCGAACCAATTCTTGGAGATAGATCGTTTCTTGCTCGTCAATCTTTTGACCAAAATTTACAAAAAGTTGTAAATGAACGATTAAAATCATATGGCGACGCAGTGCTGTCAAATCCAGATACAGGTCTGAGAACTTTAAATGTATTTTCATCTAATTTTCTTGATCAGCTGGACCCGATGTTAGCAGAGGCAAACGACGCTACTTCTACAGCAGCTTTAGATCTTACTTCAACAACCGGTGCCGTTTCTAATATTGAACTGTACCGTCGATTGGGTAATATGAAAGCAGACGAACGCCGTCGTATTCAACAAAGCGCTCAAGTTAGTGTGCTTATGGGGATGAACCAAGATCAGGCTATCTTAAAAGCGATGCGCGATGTCGGCGGAGATTTCTTTACGGGTGAGGAGTTTCAAGCGCAAAGACAACCGTTAGGATTCTACGGCAAAGCTTTTAATGCGACTATGCGTGAAGACATGATTAAAACGTCAGAGCAACAAATGAAATTCAATCAAACTGGGCAAAGAGTTAAAATTCTCAAGCAATTTGATGCTGATACTTATCAAGTTGAAATGCCAGATGGACGTTCGGAAGTTGTGCGTCTTGCCGGTGTGGACGCACCGGAGAAAAATACTAAAGAAGGTCAGCAAGCAACTGCGTTTACTCGTGGTATGTTCCGCGGCGATCCCGGAAAAGAAGGAAGATACGCGACCCTGTATAGTACCGGTGCGTATGATCCAAATCAACGTCTTATAGGTAGTTTAAGTTATGGTGGTAGAGACATAGCAACAGCACTTATTGCAACAGGTAATGCTGCGGTGTACAATTATGAAAACAACATGAATCCAGCTTTACTTGCTCCTCTATCAGCATTAGAAAGAAACGCCGCAAACACAGGAATAGGTGCAATAAATGCTAATGCAGCTCGATTAGGTTTGGGAGCTAACGCAGAAATTTCAGATGCAGTACGCCGCAGATATTTTATGAATACGTATCTTGGCACTGCCGGGTTGACTGGTATCGGTGTTGGTGCTGGTGTCGGAGGAATTGCTGGTCTTATAAACACATTTGGTACTTTAGGTGCAGCAGCTGGTTCTGCAACGCAGCTAGTATTGCCCGGTTTCGGGGCTGCCGCAACAACTACCGCTGCGGGCACAGTAGGTGGTGCAGTAGCGTTACCGGCGATTATCGCTGCAGCACTAGCAGGTGCGGGTTATCTAGCATACGCTGGTGTTACAGATAGTAGAGATACTAGTTCTGCAAAATATCGCGAACTTTATCGATTACAAAGTGAGGAAAATCAGCGAATTAATGCAGAACAGATAGGTAACAAAATGTACCCGCAAGCAGTGCTTGACGATCAACAACAATTAGAGGCTGCAGCTGCTGTTCGGCAGACTGCTGCTGGATCGTATGCAGGTTATGCTCAAGGTGCTATTTTAAGCATGGACACTGATACACAAACTGCTAGAGATGAGTTTATAGTTCAATATTTAGACACTGGTAGAGAACTTACAAAATATTACAATGGATTATCTCAAGATCAAAAAAGAGTGTATTCACTTATTGTAGAAGATCCTGCAACAAAGGAACGAAAAAGTGTTTTTCAAGTAATGCAGATGTATCAAGCGTTGGTTATGCGTGATGTAACCGGTACTGACGAAACTGCGAGAAAGTTGCTTGACGACAATAGATCAAGTTATGATCAGTTTGCTGCTAAAGTATACAATACTACACAGGCGGCTAGCTTGCTGCAAACAGCACAAGAGTATGGTATTGTTTCTGATTTTACCGCTTATTTCAATAATATACCGCGTGGGCGAGTAAGTCAGGTTATCAGTGATCAACAGTTTATTGATTTAGATGTAGGCCAGCAGCAAAGAATTACGCAAGAATTAAACGATCAAATAAATCAAGCAAGCTGGAAACGATTTGCAAAAGAATACACAGACCAAGCAATGGAAAAGCAATTTCAAATTTCTCAGCAGCGCTTTACACAGTATGTTGATTTAAATGCACTTAATTCTCTTGCCGGTATGAATTCTATGCGTGCTATGGTAAATCCGATGGTAGGCGGTGCTGGATTTGGACGTGCTAATGAAGACTTAACGACTGCGTCTCTTCGCGCTATGAACAGAACCATATTTGTAGAGGGTGTCAAGTACGATCGAAAAGGTACTGAAGAACTACAAACTGCTCAAGCCGAGGCAGTTCAGACGTTAGAAGCGCAAATAACAGCGTACAAAGAGCAAGCTGACTTGACGCGTCCGTTTAATTTAGCATTAAAAGGTACATACAGTAGTTTCATAGAAACACTTCGTCTGGCAGGGTCACGATACAACGACGTTGTAACTTACCTTACTCAAGGAAATCCTCGTGGTTTCTTAGACATAAGCCAGCAAATGAGTGGTTTTAACTTGCAGACTATAATGCAAAATCGCATTACCACACAGAACCAAGGTGTTATGGGAATAACCGGACCTACTACTATGGGTACTGGGCCGATCCCTGTGGGTAGGTCGTTTAACTTCGGGTATACTACAGGTCCTCAAGGCACTATTAACTATGCAAAAGATTTTATGAAAGCGCCAGAGTTACCTCTTTTCAACCCAGCAACGATAGCTTCGGTTATAATGCAGGGTGTTCAAGCAAACACTGAGATTGTACAGCGCAATGTTCAATTTGGGCGTCAGCTTCGTGATGCTGACATAAATAATCGTAGAAATATTGAAGATATAAATCGAAATGGTATGCGAACACTTGAAGATATTCATCGCAATTACACGCGAAATATGATACAATTATCGCAGCAGTCTGAGTTACAAAAACGTGCGGGTACCGCATCGTTTTATACAAATGCGACTGCGGCCAATATTCCGCAATCTGAGAAAGACAGAATTACTGCACTACGTGAACAGGGTCAACAAAAAGCTTCTCATATTGAACAGGCTGACGTAGCTAGCTATCTTAAAACACCGGAAGGTATGCAGGATACAGAGTTACAAGCAGCGTATGCTGAGTACGAAGCAGTTCCTTGGACTGATTACAAAGCAAAAGAAGCTGCATGGCAAAAAGTCAAGGGGATGATTGATTCACGTCAAGCTGCTGCAGAAGCACGAATGAATAATGCGACTGACCCGAAAGAAAGATCTGCAGCACAAATGCAACTTGGTTATCTATCTGAAAATTATGATCGTGGGGCACAATATCGAAAATACGTAGATGACGTGGCTAATCAAGAGCTTGATTTTGCAGGTAAACGTCAACAACTTACACGTAATCGCGGAGATCTTGAAAGAGAGCGAACAAGATTACAGCAACAACTTCCGAGTTTACAAAAAAGATTAGCAGAGGCCAGAACTCCGGAGGAAATACAAGCTGCAAACGATGCACTGGAAGATAACAGAGTCTCTCTCGAAAAGAACAGTCAAGCTTTAGAACAAAACGCACGCGAGATGGACTCTGTGACAATCACTGCGCCACTGTGGGCTGACAATTGGCGAGAAGCCGGAAAGCAAATTCTTGAAAGTTCGCAAAGTACTATATCAGGTTTGCGTAAGGATCTCGAAGATTTTAATATTACCTATGCACGAAATCTAGAAGATGCTTACCGCGGATTTAAAAAAGCAAAAGAAGATATGGTGCGGCAGTTCACAGAGGCTGCTACAGAAATTTCTCAAGCAGTTCCGGCCGAGTTTGCTAAAGCACTTACTGCAATTACTGCATATCAAAGATTATCGTTAAAAGCAGAGGCATACTACAATAAGGGAGATCTCGATGCCGCTCAATCAATACAGAAATTGGCAAATGTACAGTTAGCAAGTGCACTTTATCCCAAAGGGAGTAAAGAGTATCAAGAAATGATTGGTAATCTAGACTCTTCGATTACTAGTATGACCGCACAGGGGTATAAAGATAAAGAGTTAACTCTAGGCCCGTCTTCTCTTGGTGCATACGGTGAAGTAGGTGCTGACGGTAAAAATTACCTGCGTGTGATAGTGAGAAATGCTAGTTCTATTGCACCTACAGGTACTACAAACACAATAACCACACAAGATGGAAACGATTCTTTTAGCAATCCGCAACCCGGTGTTGACGGATAGATTACACAATAGTAATGAATATAGAGAGGGAGCATAAATGTTCCCTCTCTATAAAGGAGAGATATGACGTATGAGTTAAGTCCGATATATTTTAGTGGGTACCAAGGCACAACTGTGTTCTATATGGATGCAAAAGCAAGCTCGTTTCAAAAAACCACAGTTACTTTTGGAGATAAACTAGAAGCGGTGGACGGGTCAGTACACTACATGCACCGTTCATTTAAGGACCAGTGGACGTTTACATGGAACTTGATTCGTTATTCTGCACCAGAAGGATACCCTCTCGCAACTGTAGAAAAACTAAAAACGTTTTATCGCTCAGTTGCATTGTCTGGGACAAGTATTAACCTTGTCATTCAAGGTCAAACGTACAATGTTATTCCTGATCCAAACTCATGGTCGGAGCAACTATCGGCTAATGAGGTGACCCTAACAAACATTCCGTACTACACAGTCAGTTTTAAAGTGGTGCAGACATGAACTATCAACTTTCGTATCGTGTCTATGTTTCCGCAATTAACACTAAAGTAGATCAACCGGCAAATTTAATACCCAGTCAGTATGTACAAGATATAGGCATTTCTCATACGATGGCTACTGAGTTAACCTCCGGTGTCACTCTTGGGCAGATGGCGCCTCCCGAGTGTTCAATAACGCTCATTAAATCAGCGTATAATTTTTTTGCAGATCGGCAGTACAATTGGAGACTGGCCAATGTTCTTGTTCTCTATTCAGTAGACGCTCTTAATTTCTACCCTGCCTTTGCTGGATTCTTAGAATCGCGGCAAGAGAGTCTTACTCAGGTAACATTTAAAGCGTGCGGATATTTACGACATGTGGAGTATTATAAGCACCTCACACCATTGTGGGAAAACAAGCCCGCCGCTACTGTAATACCCGACCCACCAACACCATACTCAACATCAGTGAGCGGTGTCTGGGGTCAATTATATCAGTCTCAGGATCCTACAACACTTAGTGGTTCTTCGATCGGCACAATTAATACCGCATTTTGGTTGTGTGGAGGTAGGCCTTACAAGTACAAAGCGTTTCTTGAGGATACAAATCAAATCCCGCGTTTTTACTTCGACTGCGACGCTTCGATAATTTCCCCGCGATTTACATGGCTTAATCGCGAGGCTATTCTAGAGGACTTAACCGCTCTAGCTATTGCCGGTGGGGGCCAACTAACGCAGTCCGCTGCTGGTGTAGTTCAATTTGTCAATGCGCTTTCATTTACGAAGTCAAAAAGTAATTTTATAATTACTGATTCTATGTTCTCTTCAATGTCTATCGATGATGAAGCTGCAGTAACATTTGGTAAAGTCATCGCAACATTCTCTCCGCGATTCCTTGGAGCAAATAAAGCTTTAATCGATGCAAGTCTTGGTAAGTACTTACCATACGGCGAAGAGTACATACATGATGTTGAGTTTCCGCAACCAGTCAGTAGATTAACGAATAATACTTACTACGGATCCGGTGTTAGCTTTGCCGCTAGCGGCGGTTACTTTGGTATTGACGAGTACATCACTAGTAGAGATTTTATCAAAGCGGTCGATTTTAACGGAGACATCGCGTCTATTTCATTAAAAGTGCCTAAGTTAAACGAGGTTATGTACCCAAAAAACAAATGGATATGGAATACAATTACAAGCTCTGGGTACTGGACTAAAGTTGAAGATGTTACAAAAACACCCGGTCAATTTATGCAGGTTTTTGTGCGTAATGACGATGTTGGTCGTGGATTGTACCTCAGTAAATTGATTCTCTATGGTATTCCACTAGTAGCAGGTGAACAGCAAACAATCAAAAAGGATATACCAATTATGTTTAGCGGGTTAGTTCAGGCAGGTATTATCCCATCGGGATTTAGAGAAATACGCATGACAGAGAACGCTTATGTTCAATCAAAAGATCATGCAATGCGTATGCTTGAAATTGTGAAATACTTGCACAAAAGGCCGAGACCTGTACATCGATTTGTAGATTTAGTATATAATCCTAATTTAGCGTTGGGCGACGTTATTTCCGTCAATAGTTCGTTTTATCGAGTTAGCGGTAAATACAAAATTGTTGAGATTATAATCAAAAACACAGGATCGCGTATGGATCTCGCGTGTGTAGACGTGAATGATTTAGCTGAACGCGAGGAATTTTTTATAGTTGGTAACTCGTATCAGCCCAGTGATACTAGATTACTTTCGTTTTAAGGAGGAGTCATGATTTTTGCGCTTTCTACTCTACCGTCAGTGTATGACGGGCAAGAGTTATCGGCCGCTGATTTAAATAATCTAGCGCAGAATACAGAAATTTTAGAGCAGATTGTGAATGGGCCTGATAAACTCTTTCTTAGTAGTTGGTCGTATGCCCCTCCAATGTTTTTTTTGAGTAATACTGGTGATATTGAAGTTGACGTTCCTGACGTAAATAACAAGGCCTATAAAATGACATTCAGTGGTTTAAAATTCCGGCTTACTGAAATTGATGTATGGGAGGGCAGCTTTGTCTACAGAGAGGGTATGCACACACTCAGAGTTGCATTTCAATCGTATCGTGCAAGCTACGATGCAAACGGTAAGCTGTTTCGTCATGTAGACGGAAACATGGGAAGCGTCTGCCTGTTTACTACGCTGAAGTACACTGACGTTCCGATTCACGAACAAATTACAAAATCAACAAAATACGCAAAGTATAATAAAATTTGGAGGTACAATCCATCAATAGCTTTTGGATCTCCAGCAAATACATTTCAAGAGTTTACACTAGCAACTAATCATAATGATATTTCGTATGCAGCAATAAACCTAACGGATCTTGAGCTAACTCCGGGCGAGGTAGTCAGTGTAAAGTTTAGAATTGCCCCGTATAATTTAAAAATAGGTAACCCAAATCGAACAGCAGACACAGGAACTTCTGCATACTATTTTAGTATGATCTACGCGAACATCGATCACTCAATTACACCGTCTACGTGGTCGACTCTTAACTCTATTCAATCTCTCTCGGATATAAAAAGTTTAATTAGTAATCAGCAGTACCTTGTGGATTATTTTAGACTATATGATAATCCTTTGCGTGTGGCTCTTTGGGATCAAGTATTAGTCGGAGCGACTTTTCACAATTTTAGAAGCGTACTAGCTTACAACTCTATAAATGCGCGATACGGGCTAGAAGACAATTGGAATTATTTATATGCTAGTAGAGTCGCACAACAAGCGCGATACTATATTCAAAAAAGATTTGACCTGAAAAACGCTATCCGTGTTGGGTATGCCGCCAATACAAACACTAATACTAAATTTACAATTTTAGGAATTTTATCGAAGCAGGTTACAAGTGCCGCATGGTACAGATATGATTTATTTAAAAAATCTGGAGCAGACGGGCCTACATGGTTTACCAAATTTACTAATAAAACTACAGATTTAAGAACGTTTTCTACTGGAAAACACTCAAGGCAAGGAGTACTACAAACAATGGGACCGGATAGTCAAAAACCAGCAGTGGGTGTTTCTACGCCAAACGGTTTTCTAGATCCCGGCTACTTTCTCTTTTACAAAGGATCGTCTGCTGGTTTGGAAAATAATCCAAGCTACGGGGCAACTTACGCTCCTGCATTTAACGGGTTTTACTTTATCTCACCGTCGACGTTTAATCCAGTGTCTTACTACAATAATAGTTCTACGTCGGTGCTAGGAGTCAGCACAGATTTTATTACACGAGGTCCGCAAAACGATGCTCTTTACTTTGCGGACTTGTTTAACTTTGCATTAGTGCCGCATAGTACTAACTCCGATCGATTTTACCCACTAATCTATCAGAATTATACTGGCTTAGATAATCACAATACATATTACATTGAGAAAAGTAACAACTACACTGATTTTTCAATTGACTTACAAGAATCGGCGGAAGGCGCAACGTATAACAAGGCTAGTTATATTGGAACGTTTCGTCTTACAGACGTTTCACATGTAAACACAGAGTATAATTTAACCCCGCTTACACGACTAGAGTCGTTTAACTCAATGACTTATAGCGGATTGATCAGTTATCTTAACGAAATAAACGACCGCCTTAATAGTGTAAAACTGCTTACAGAGCAGCTTGATACTTATCGATACATTCCGTTATTCTGGACGAAGCCTAAAAGTTTTTTAAATCATCACGACAAGTATTTGAACAGTGGTTCAACCTCAGACGACGCTGAACGATTTTATTCAAAACTTGAAAAGGCTACAGTGTACTACTCAAACACGCGGCAGGCCGATTATTTAATTGTTCGTGGTACAAATGTAAGAATTGGTTGGGGTGGATTTGATAAGGTATATAGAGACAACCCAACCGCTACATGGCCCGCTCCACTACAATTTGAATTTATTAAAGAACAATCCTTGTGCGGTGACGTGCTAGAAACTATTGTAATTGGGTTTGACTCGCTTGAGGGACTTGCTCACGGAGAACGTTACTATCTACAAGGCGAGATTAAATATGCCGCTGAGACTATGGGGGTGCCCTAATGCCAAACAGTAAACGAACTTCTTTACCCAGAATTGATAACAACTATCAGATCAACCTTCGGTACCCAGACATAAATGATTTTTTAAAGGATACGTCATATACCTTACTCGATAATCAAACTGCACAGATCTCAAGAATCTCTAATGTACAGGTAGTGTACAGTGAAGCACGGGCTGCATGTCAGGTCACAATAAATTCTTTTGTAAGCTCGTTCAAGTTAAGTGATTTAGTAATATTTGCATTTTCTGAGGATCAAGAATTATTCTACGACTTTTTAGTAAAGCCGTCTATATATAGTGTACCTCTGACTGACTTTTCAGTTACGCGGTCAAGCCAAGATGCTTTGCTGCAGTCGGTGCAGAATTACAGAACTGCCTCACTAAACGATGCGGCCAATTTTAACATTAAAATTAGTAAAACCAAGATTGCCTCTTTACTTACCGACGCGCTTCATCACAGATTGCAAAGTATACTGGCGGCGCTGAGTAGTATTGAAATAGGCGATCCGTATGTTTACTTTCGAAGTAATTTAGCAAATCTTACAATGCAGTTAGACTTTTTATATCGTTCATCTTCGACAGGTACATATGAAGCAGGGTTTTCAGTGCAAGTTAAATTTCAGTACTTAACTGAAGTACTATCTCCGGAACCACTAGTTGCAAGTACAACGGTATCTCCGCCTATATACAACAGAGAGCAGGAAGCGCGTTCAATTTCACTAAACGGTAAATTTACAAGAGACGGGCAAGTTTCGTTTGCTTTTTTAAAAAACGGTACGCTAACAAACGGTACAGAAAAAACAGCAATAGTTGCAAACACTTTATTTACCGTACGTGAGCGATTGGGTATGGCTGATTACATCACTGATGCAGTTAGCGGACTGTATGTAACTCAACCCAACCTAACGTACACTTATTTCTTTAAGCCTGACAACACAACTGTAACTTACACAGGTATGTTTTTTGCTAACTTTAAACATAATCCAACAACGACGAAAGCAAACTTAACATTAAGTAACTACAGATGTTACTATAGCTCTGTTGATAATCTGTATAATTTTACAGTCGGGTTCACGGTTACACCGGTAGCTACTTTTTTTAATCAGTTTAATGCTATGTTATATCAGTATACTGATGAAGACCGCAGGCCCGCTGAGCTGCAATATCAAATAAAATTGAGTGAGTACTCTATGAAGGACACTCTCCGAGCTATCGAGCTTGACACAGCTTCCGGTCAACTACTTCTATATGGTACAGTCAGCAAAGCAAAGACCAGCACAACTCAGTATTCTGCCTTCAAAAGTAATCTTCACTCTAACACGTACTCTTTGACACACATAACGCAGGACGGTAAGTTTTTTCAAAAGATTACTAATCGTGTGGGTAAGTTTATAGCAAATCAAGCTGATTACTCTTCGCTTAACCTAGCCAGTTTTAACACGCTGTTTAAAACTGTGGGCGAGCGCTCAGCGCGTGTCGGTACTACTGACTTGAGATTCACAGATGTCTCACTTAATTGGAGTAACTTGACAAGTGGTGAGTTAGCGGCGTTATATCCGTTTACAACTGGAAAGCAGTTGTTGTTTACATTTCAAGATTCTTTTTTTAATGAGTTAGCCGTATCAGCATTTTCTGATATACCAACCGTGCTGACTAGAGCTGAATCGCCGTTTACTAATCCACAACAATGGCCTTTTTATGGGCAGATCACTGGTACTACAACTCTGCTAAATAAATCCTCTATACCATCAGCAGCTTTGACAACTAGTAATGTGGCTTTGAACGTAGTAAATCAGCTGAGAGTTGTTTCAGCCTCAAGCTTTATTTTCGATAGTGTTCTTTTACCAAGTAATACTAGTTTCTCTTTCAACGGTAAATTGATATGTCTAGCAGAATATACTCGAGTAGTAAACAAGGTCAAAACGTATTTTTACTCAACAATAAATTTACCATTAATTGAAGGCGTGCACTACTCCGTCGAAAAATTTTTAGGTGATGGTGGGCAAATTAGTAAGATAGTTGTTAGCACTGAGCAAAGAAAAGCAATAGCTACAGCGCTGCAATTCACTGCCAATCAAGAATACAGACTTAGTATTTTACTGCCATTTGATTTTGTTCGGTTGTATACAATAGCTACTGTTTCAAAGCATCTTGTACGTGCTGTCGTATCAAACAGTAAATACACTTATGGGTATTTATGGAGGCTTATCTAATGACCAATAATTCAGACTACTTACTAAATTTAGACTCGTCACGGTCACTTTCGTATGTAGATTCGCATAGTAGGTTCGAGACACAGTTACCGTTATTAATTTCCTACGCAACTCAGTCAGGTTCCTTGGATGCAAACGACTTATATCCTGACAATCCAAGTTTATACTTAGTGTATCCTTCAGGAGTTCATCAGACAACTGTTACTACAAATCAGCTAGATCGGTATGGCAGTATTACATTAACAACTAGCGGCGCGCTTTCCTTTTATATACAGTCAATGGAGTATGCGGGTGATAGTAATCCCGCGTATATTGCGGGGCCTTATACAGTATCTGGTGAAGGCGGGTCAGATGATTTATTTATTGCCAGCTACTACGACGATACTCCGCAAAACCCTTTCGTAGATAGTTTTTCAGTTTCAACTCCGGGAACGTACTCGGTAGTTTTTCCAAGTCCGCTAGTCAGTCGTGCTTTTACAGTTACTCATTCAGGTTCAAGTACTTATCATATTAGTCAAATACTTCCAAGAAAACTTGTGCAAAAATATGATATTGAGGCCAACTCAATTAAAGCGTATCATGTTTCTTCAACACTGATCGATACCATTGCACTTCAGGTATCGGATTCAATTGTGGTAGGATCTGGATTGATTGGGGAGAAAAGCATTGATGGTGCAAAGATTGTAGATGGCACAATCTCAGGAGTTTTAATTGCCAACGGTACTGTTACTGGAAACAAAGTACAAGCCGGTACAATTTCTGGCGTGCTTATCGCGGGTGCTACCATTACCGGAGATAATATTCAGGCGGCCACTATATCAGGCTCGTTAATTAGTGCTGGAACTATTACTTTTGACAAGATAGCGTCAAAGACACTAACAGCGTCGCAGATTGCTGATGCCACAATTACGGGTTCTAATATTGTAGCGGGTACTGTATCGGGAGTTTTAATTACCGATAATGCGGTCTCTGCAAGTAAGATTCAGGCGAACACAATCACAGGTGACAAGATTGTTGCCGGTACAATTTCAGGAGTGCTCATTGCTGCTGGGACAATTACGGCTGATAATATTACTACAAGAACAATCACGGCCGACAAGATTGTGTTAAGTGGAATAACCGCGGATCTTCTGGGTGTTGAGGCAGTAACGGCTGCAGCTCTAGCAAGTGGTGCGGTTATCAGCGGTAAGCTTGCGGTTGGTGCTGTACAAACTAATAATTTGGCCGCCGGGTCCGTGACTGCATACGCAATCGCAGCGAACACTATTACAGGCGATAAAATAGCGGCAAACACTATCAGCGGCGCGCTTATAACAGCCCAAACAATTACTGCTGACAGAATTGCATCATCTACCTTAACAGCAGCTCAGATCGCGGACGGTACAATTACCGGTCAGAAGATAGTTGCTGGTACAGTCTCAGGCGTGCTTATTACTGACAATGCAATTACAGCCAGTAAGATACAGGCAAACACAATTACTGGGGATAAAATTGTTGCAAATACAATATCAGGCTCTCTAATTACTGCCGCTACTATATCAGGAAGTCTGATAGCGGCAAATACAATTACCGCCAATAAACTGTCAGTAAGTCAATTAGATGCCGTTGCAGGTAATATGGGTACTCTTGTAGTTAATAGTGGTATTAGTGTAGGCGCAAATGGAACAATTACTGCGGGTAGAACAAAAATTGACACAAATGGAATGAGTGTTGGTAGTTTAGCAAATCCGCTTACGCAGACAAGCCTTCCGGGACTAAATTCTAACGTGCTTACTATTGTAGCGTCAGGAACATCTGGTGACCTACAGGGTATAGCGATGTTTAATGTTGTACAGAGTACAGCTACTCCGCAAGCTTCGATTAATCTTGACGGTACAACTACACTTGAAATTGCAAATAATGTAGAAAGTGACGACGCTTCGGTTCACGTTAATTTTAAAAATTCCTATACAGGGGCATTAAGAATTTATAATGGTAATCTAGACTTACGGCGCATTCCCGACACAGTCTCTAATTTACCGCCGGGAGCAATTAGAGGATATGCTGATACTGATGGTCCGGAAGTAGTTATTTACGAATTAAGTCGAGATAGAATAAATCTATCAAGTTACGCCGGAGCAACTATTTTTAACGTTGAGGCTACAACTGGCGCAACAACTATAAATGGCGACACTACAGTAAGTGGTTATTTTACGCATTTTAATGTAGGTGGTATTTATCGCAGTACAACTCAGAATATTGCCGCTGGCGTACGAACGCAAGTTTTACATAACACTGCGGATGCCGGAAGTTACTTACATAATCTAGCAACATCGTCAATAACAATTCCGGGAGCTGGATTTTACTTAATAGACGCAAGAGGAGCTACTACTCAACTAGGTATATATTGGACCGTACGATCAGGTTCTACAGCATGGAATAATGGTACACAAGTTTTGGGTAATTTTAGTCAGACTGATTATAGAGAAATGAACTCTATAATTTGGTACTCTTCAGGAGCTACCAACTTACGAATGTACTTTGAAAACACGTCTGCGAATACTGCGGCAGTATATGGGCATTTACGTGTAGTGAGGTTAGTATAGTATGAAAGTTCTCGAGTTTTTTCCAATCATTAGGTACTATGAAATTCCTGATGAACCGTTCGCTGAACGCATTGAGCCTTACGAAGAATGGGCAATGAGTGTAATTCGAGCAGAGCGGAATAAGCGGTTGACTGAGTCCGATTGGAGAGTTTTACCAGACTCTCCAATTCTAAATAAACAAGAGTGGTATGAGTATAGGCAAGCACTGCGCGATTTTCCTGAGCTTGTTCAAGTACAACAATTTAACAACGTTAGTTGGCCAATACCACCAAGTTGACAATAGTGTGTAAAATAAATATAATTAGGAGTAACTATGATAACAACTAGTGGTAACCTCGATTATCTAATCGATTCAGTTCGCGTACGATTAGGTGATTTTGATGGTACGGCATATTCTACTGCATTAGTGCGGACATCTTTGGTAAACTCGGTCAAGCAGCTACAGAAACGTTGGAGAGCCAAGTATCAAGTTCTTACTGCGGATGCCATTGCCGATATTCAGCCTGCAGGTGCGGCAGAATCTGGTAAAGTTTGGGTAAGCACGGTAAATGGCTTTGCGCTTATTAGCTCATCATTCGAAGTAAACGATGTATTTAGAAACCCTTTTCTTGAGTTTGAGCAACCAGAGCCACCGGTTATAGAGCAGATTGATGAGGATGCCATTGTATTGATGGCAGTGTATTTGATTCACTTGGCAAAGATTACAAGTAGTTCCGCTACTTTTGTGTCTTGGTCAACGGAAGATTTAAAATACACAAATACTGAGTCTTCTAGAGCAATGAAAGTCGTTCTCGACGCATTGCTAGAGGAAATAAATTACCTGTTTAAGACAAAGATTGCGGTGCCGAAATCTACTCGACAACCTATTAATATTGTCACAGGAACAAAGTACTACTAAAGGAGTTCTTATGGGAAGAATTGTACCGGTACAGAAAAAAATGCTGTACATAGGGGATTTTCCAGTTCAAACTGGATTTGGAGTTGTTAGTAAGAATTTAATTCAAACATTTCGTAATCATTATGAACTACACATTATGGGTGTAAACTACTATGGGGATTACGATCCTTTGTGCGAAGGTCTTAAAGTGTATCCTGCGTCTCTTGGTGGCGGCGACGTATGGGGGAAAGAACGCCTTGAGTCTATGGTACGCGCTATTCAACCAGATATTGTGTTTATTTTGAACGATTCTTGGATTGCAAATGACTATATGAGTGTACTTAGTCAGATTGATAAAGTGCCGTTCAAAACAATAGTGTACACACCTATTGATGCAGAAAACATTAAAAAAGATTTTGCTGCTGGCTTGCAAAAGTTCGATGCTGTAGTGACCTATACTAACTTTGGTAAAGCGCAACTAGCACTAGTGGGCGTTGAAAACGTACATGTAATCCCGCATGGAGTAGATACGATTACATTTAATCCACTTAAAGTCCCGAGAGCTGTATTGCGTAAGCAAATGAACCTGCAAGAAACTGACTACGTTGTGCTATGTTTGCAGCGTAACCAGCCGAGAAAACGCTTAGATCTTACTTTCTACTATTTTGCTGAGTGGGTCAAACGGTATAATCTGCCGAAAAGCGTTAAGATTTACTATCACGGGGCTTTGCAGGATTTTGGTATTGACATTATTCAGTGGTGTGAGTATCTGGGTATCGAAGACCGTCTCGTGATCTCGTCACCAAATATTACTGCAGCGAAGGGGTTGACTCCCGAGCAGCTGAATATGGTATACAACAATGCGGATGTCTTTTTCACGACTACAGCTGCGGAAGGTTGGTGCTTGCCGGTAGCTGAAGCTATGGCTGTAGGAAAACCCGTAATTATTCCAAATCACTCGGCGCTAGGAGAATGGCCAGAAGGAAACGCAGTGTACATGGATTGTTATCCATTTCCGCAACTAACGGATCGTGGATTGAACACAATTCACCATGTCACTGAAATGGAAAGCGCAATCCAAGCACTTCACTATATGTATACAAATCAGGAAAAACGTATCGAACTTGGGCAGAAGTCGTTAGATCACATGAAGAAGTCAAAATTCTCGTGGACTACGATTGGTAACCAGTTTGTGGAGATTATTAATGGACTCTTCAAATCTACCTAAGATTGCAAAAAAATATATAAAAAGACTCTTGACACGACTCGAAGAGTCTGCTATAGTTACCCCAGAGATTCGAAAAGCAGTGCTTGACGAACTCAATTCGATGGCGAGAGAAATCGCCGCAATGCACAAGGAGCATGACTAAGATGGCATTTGGCAAGATGATTGAATCGATCCCGACCTACAGCTCACCGAGCGCAGCTCAACAGACCAATGTGTTTATTAACACACGCGAGGGCAAGCGTATTATTCGCTTCCTTCCCGATTTGGTCAACCCAACGGAACCTATGATTGGACCTACGGTGTTGTCAGTTTGGATGCCTGTGGCTAAGAACGGGCAACTGGTTCAGCGTCGCATTTTTGTGGACAGCTTGACTCGCGCTGTACTGCCTGCTAAGGTGAACGAAGCAGTCCGCTGTCGCTTTTTTATGAACGTGTTGGACAAGTCAATGGTGGTAAAGCTTGAGAATGGTTCGGTCGTGTATGCGAACAATCAGAATCAGTTTATTACTGTACTGGACGGTCAGACACAAACACTTACCTCTTATAAGCCCGAGCGTCATATGGCGATTCAGGTGCTTGAGGGATCTGTTTCATCCGGGGAAGGTCGCAATGGTATGTTGAATGACATTGAAGAACTTTCGAAGACGATTTTTGACGATGATACGGGTAAGCTTATTCCAATCACGGAGATTGACATCGAGATTATCACTCGTGGTAAAGAAATCAAGACCACTCGTAGTGTTCATGTGGGCACGAATCGCGATCCAATTCCGGGTCCATTGTTGTCAGCACCTCGGTTCGATTTGGCCAAGTACGCACGTCCTTTCCCACTGGACGCTGTAAAGGATCTGGTCAAGGGTGCAGATTACGGCGATGTATGTAAGGCGTACAACATTGAAGTGATGCCGAAGCTCGCTGAGACTCCTGAGTTGTTTTAGTCCGTAGTCTGTTGTTGGCGGTGAGGTAAAATCTCACCGCCAACTTTTTGTTTAGAGGAGTAAATCATGGCTAGTGGGCACAAAGAAAACTGTCCGGAGTGCGGTGGTCACAACCTATATGTTACGCCGCATAATGGGTTAGCTTACTGTTTTAATTGTGGGTATCGTAACGGACGTAGTCAAGGTGGCAGCGCGTTTACAAGTAATCCTGAGGTCATTGAAGAGATCCGCGATTTCTACGGGAAATGTGTAGGCTACTACACGAGTTGTCTGTCGGGTGCAGCACTTACCTACCTTCATGAGCGTGGTATTTCTGACTCTGTTATAAAGCAACGTCGTATTGGATTTTGTCCAGATACTCATCATAGTTTATATGACTTACCCATTGCGAAGACGGCTGGAATTAGTTCGGGTAGGAATTCCGTTCTCCATGGGCGTATTATATTTCCGTATATTTCTCCAGTGACTGGGGCAGTAGTTGATATGCGTGGACGTGCTCTTGACGATCAAGCAGTTAAGTACAAGGGTCCGTTTGGTTCTGCATATGTACGTGGAGCTGACGAGTGGCCATATGGAGCCGAGGTTGCGGCTGATTCGTTCTTACTTACTGAGGGTGAGATCAAGGCCATCGTTGCTACGCAGCATGGCTTTCCGACAATTGGCCTGCCGGGTATCAACACATGGAAGTGGCGGGTACGCGAGTTATCTAAAAAGTCGGTCACTGTCGTCTTTGACTCGCAGCGAAATGCCGCTGTGAATGAGGCCGTTTATCAAGCCATTGATAAATTAGCCTCGCGGCTTGAGTCATGTAAGATAGCCACTCTTCCACTTATGGGGCGTGACAAAATGGATCTTGACGAGTTCGTCTTGACAAAGGGTCTACACGAACTTAAACTAGTAGTGGATAAAGCGTTGCCCTATGAAACATGGGCGCAACTTCTCAGGAGACCAAGCAATGCAGCAAGACGTAGTTGGTGAGTGGCGGTTACTCTCATCGTTTACACAATCACCGGAAGTGATGCACCGCGTCACTCCAGCGCTGTTTACCGATGAGCGGCAAATTGTGTTTAATTCACTTAAGAATGCGTATACTCATTACGGTGAACTAACCTATGAGGTTATACGGTTAGCGTTCAATGGCGATGTGCCTAGTGAATTAATGCTTTCAATTCAGTGTAATCAGCGCGCCCTGATAGATGAATTGTCTATTACGGCTCGAAGACGGCAGCTAGCACAGGCGGCTGAGATTTTGGCGATGGAGGCGAAGGAGTATTCTCCAAATGAGTCACGTATTGCAGAAATACTCAACTTTGCACCTATTATGTCGTCATCTGATCTATCGCTACTGCCGGGTGCTCAGAAGCTAATGTCGGACCTAAACCGGAAGTACAACGGTACGTATCGATTTACACACACGGGTATTCGGTTTCTCGACCAGATGCTCGGCGGTGAGTGGTTGCCGAAGAGCCTTTCTGTTATCATGGCAAAGCCGGGAACTGGTAAAACCGCTCTTGTTGGCCAATCGATGCTAGAGATGGCTCTGCAGTATGGCACGTCGAGTTTGTTCTTCTCGCTGGAAATGTCTAAAGAGCAACTGATGTCTCGGTGGGTATCGTACATGCTCAACATTGACACTACCCTGTTGCAGTTTGGTAAACTCTCTGGTGCCCAGTTGACTGAGGTAGAACAGGCGCTTGTGACCATTCAGACACTTCCAATGGCGGTAATCGACAATCCGATTATTAGTCTGGCGGGTATACGCAAGGAGATCCGGGACGCCGCTCGTACTGGATGCCGTGTCGTATTTCTGGATTATCTGCAGATTGTGAAGCATCACAACACAGGTCTGAAGAATTATGATCTGGGTGAGGTTGCTCAGAATTTGAAGGAAGCTGCGAAGGAGTCTGATCTCGCAGTAGTACTGCTTTCACAGATGAACAAAGTCGGCGAGGGCTTGGACGCGGTACGCGATTCCGGTGAGGTCTCGCAGGTTGCTGACACGGTGATCGAGATGTCACCTATTGATGATGTTCCAGATGAGTTGGGTAATCGCGCAATTGGTTTGAAGTTCCACAAAAATCGTAATGGGAGGCTCGGCACGAGTACGGTGATATTTAATGGGAGCACGCAAAAGTTCAGTTACTAGTAAGCCAATCACGTCGCCTGAGGAATTTGAACGACTGAAGGAAGAACGACGTGAGCGCAATCGTATGAATCGGCAGCGGTCCAAGGCAATGGAGCGCCGCATTGCAAAGTTTCTTGGTGGTGATCGCACTCCTCAATCTGGGGCCGGTACCACTAAGGGTGATGTTGTTGTGTTATTCAATAATCGCCCGGGTAAATTTCTTATTGAGTGTAAGCTTACTGAGCTTTGGCGGTATGGTGAACCGTGTATTGCAATTAGCAAGGCGTGGTTGCGTAAGATACATGAAGAAGCAAAGCAAACACGAGCACTTTTTGGGGCATTGATTTTTCGTTACCACGGAAGAACTGACGACTACATGCTAATCAAAGCGGTAGATATGGGCCAAATAGCGATTATTGATAAGACTACCGAGAGGGTACATCATTTTGACAACATTAAAACAAAGACGGCAATCTTTCCGCTGAGTAAGGCGCAGATATGCAAGGAACCTCCGGGGATTACTTGTGTGTGGATTGACTTCGTGTTATATTATTTGCTGACGGTTGTGCAATTTAAGCAGATCTTGGAGGAATCATGAAGCAACCAAGTGCAGAAGTAACAGCAGTATCTACACTAATTGGCCAGAATTTGTTAGTCGTATTTGGCTCACATTCGTTCAGTGCCACACTGCTATCCGTTGAGCTGCAGAAGCTCACCGGAATGACCAATCCGCCAGAAAAGCGGGTTGGTTCTGATGGAAAGGGGTACACACCAAAGTGTCTGCGCCTTGTGTTTGATGCTGGTTCATTAGTTATTGTGTTGGAGGATTGTCGATTGGTTGCATCGCGAGACGGTTTCTGGTTTTTGTTCCCGACATATCGATTGGAGGTTCACAGTGCAAGTGCAAATCGTCCGGAGTGAGTGTGATTTAGTGCGTACGCTGGAGACATTTGAGTTTAGCCCCGTTGTTTACCTCGATACAGAGACTACTGGGTTAGATCCACGCGCTTCGCAGCTACTCATGGTGCAGCTTGGTACAGAGGAAACTATCTATGTCTATGATTTCACGCGCATTCCTCTATCTGCTTTACGTCATTTTGAGGGTGTGTTAACCTCACCTCAAACGGTTAAGGTTATTCACAATGCATCATTTGACTTGAAGGTGTTTTATCACTTTGCTGGGTATATGGTTGGGCCGGTACACGATACGCGATTCGCGGAGGTTTTGATTAAGGCGGGCATTGAGAATAAGTTTGATCTTGCCTCCGTAGCACAGCGTCGATTAAAAGTATCATTGGACAAGTCTGTTCGTGATACATTTATTGGCGCATCAGGCATCGATTTGACCGACGATCAGATTACGTACGCCGCTACTGATGTTGCGGTATTGCCTCCGATTTATGCTCAACAGTTGAAGGACATTCTCGACGCCGACCTACATCAGGTTTATCAACTAGAGATGGATCTTGTACCAGTAGTCGCCAAGATGGAATACACTGGTATGCCATTTCAGAAGGATCATTTGATCGGTATCGAGCCAGTACTTGACCAGTTAATAGCCGAGGCTGAGCAGGGCATGCAGGATGCGCTTATTAGTGCTGGGGTTGTGGACCAAATAGTGTTTACAAAGGACGGGTATAGTGCAATTAACACCTCGTCCAATCAGCAAATGCTGGCCGCGCTTAACGCCCTTGGTATAGACGTTACCGACCTTAATGCACGTACTGTCACTGAGTGGGATTACCGCAATCGTAAAACTGCCTCAAAGTACGTGCCAGACGCTTCTTTATTTGAGGATGAGCTGCTTGAATCAATTGATGCCTACGGTCGCTACGAGAATTTTTATCTCCGTATGCACGCATATCTTGGCGGTGCGCGAAAGCTTCAGTCAACGTATGTGCAAGGGCTTCAGTCGATGGAATCTCCGATTACCAAGCGCATTCATGCAACGTTCACGCAGATTGGGGCCGCTACTGGGCGGTTTAGTAGTTCACGACCAAATATGCAGAATCTTCCCTCGGACCAGAAGATGAAAAACCTAGGACTATCACACAGCATTCGTCACGCATTTGCGGTGAATGCAGAGACACATCGCATGATTATTGCTGACTACTCAACCATTGAGCTTGTGATTATTGCTGATGCTAGTGGAGATGAAGTCTTGGATAGTCACCTAGACGATCTTCATACGTTTGTTGCTCAGCAAATTCTTGGGGTCAAGGACATCAACAACAAGAACAAGAAAGAGCATCCGTATAAGATTTGGCGTGATGTCGCCAAGATGGTCAATTACTCAATTGCTTACTCAGTTGGTGGAGAAAGTTTGGCCAAACAGATGACTATTCAACTCGCTCCGTTGAATGTAAAGTTCAATGCAGCACAGGCGGATAAAATTATTGAGTCATGGAAAGCCTTGTTCCCCCAAGCTACGGCATGGCTGAAGAAGAGTGCCCGCAGTGCTGTGGTGTATGGCTGGGTGGCTGACTCATTTGGTCGCCGTCGTTATTGGGACAGAGACGAGTTCTCTCAAAAGTGGAAGAAGGAAGCAGCAGAGCGTGAGGCAATGAACTTTCCAATTCAGGGCTTGTCTGCATCGATGGTTAAGCTTGCTCTTATTGATACCTATAAACGGTTGGACGAGCAGCAGGCTTCTATCATCTCGACAGTGCATGATGAAATCATACTTGAGAGTACGATTGCATATGCAGAAACTGCGGCCAGTATACTCAAGGACGCGATGGAGATGGCAGCACGACAGGTGTTGCCACGGTTAGGTTCAAGTGTAATAGTAGAGCCCGCGATTAGTACGAGGTACGACAAATGACACGTAAGTTAGACACCACTGGATTGAACTTTGGGGATAATCCTCAAGATTTTGAGTATTATCCGAGTAGTATTATCTCGCTGAATCAGCTACTTGGCGGCCAAGGGATTCGCGGGGGGCTGATTGTTCAGCTCCTTGCGGATGCAGGGCATGGTAAGACAACGCTGGCTCTTGATTACGTAGCTCAAGCACAGCGTAAAGGCGTGAAAGATGTACCCATTACCATAGGTAAAATCACACGGAGTATTAATGCGCTTTTCATCGATCTTGAGCGCACGTACGACGCAGCATACGCCACTACTATTGGAGTCGACACGAGTAAATTACTTGTATATAAGCCTGACTTCGCAGAGCAAGCACTACCACAAGTGGAGGCTTTGCTATCACAGGGTCTTCAAGTTGTAGTATTTGACAGCGTGCCAGCGATGATAACTAAGGACGAGTTTGAGAAGGACATGGACGATCCGGCACGTATGGCCGGGTCCGCTGGAGTACTGAGCCGCTGGCTAATTCGCCTTGTTGGTTTGGTTGATAACGCCAAAGCATTGATGATTTTCATCAACCAGTATCGTGCTAATCTCTCGCCTATGGCTCGCACGAATAAAAAGCCATTTGGGCCATACGCATTGCGATATAATTCCGGGGTGATTATTGAGCTGGTTCGTATTAAGACCGAAGAAGAACTCGTTACAATTCAGGCTACTGTATCAAAGTCTAAGCAGGGTGGCAACGGCTCACGATGTGAGTATATTATGCGTCAGGGACGCGGACTCGCACCAGAATACGATGTGTTGTCGTTAGCTCTAGAGTATGGTATAATACGTAAAGCCGGGGCGTGGTATGAATTCAAAGGGCAAAAGGCTCAGGGTCTTGAAAACTGTTTACAGCAGTTCGATATGACAGAACTTCACCGGTTAGTTTTAGAAGGGAGATCCAGCAATGAGTGATCTGCAAACTTGGGTTACAAATGCACCTGACTACTATGACATGACTCGAGCGTATAAATCGCTCGGCCGTATTAAGCAGCTTGTCATTCTCAAAGAGCGGGAGATTGAGCGAATAGAGCAGCAAATTGTAATTGAAGATGATAAGCCTCGAAGTAATGCAGCAAGAGCTAAGCGATTTCAAGCAACGTCGACGCTACTCGATGAACTAGCAGAGTTGAAAGGTGAGTTGGCTGTACTTGATGCACATTGCAAGCAACTTGAGTTTACCAAGTCAATGTTCGCCTCGTCAGCGTACACCATCAAAATGCGCTTTGATGCGCCAGTAGGAGAAGATAGTGAGTAGTTTACCAGAGTTTAGTGCGTCACGATTCAACACGTACAAGACGTGTGCCCGCATGTACTACTATCAGTATCATGAGTCGCAGCCAAAGAGCGTGCATGCGTACACCGTGATGGGCAGTGCACTGCACTATGCGATCGAGCACTACTACAAGTCAAAAGAACTGCCGTTAAGTGTATTCTCAACAAAGTTCAATGAGCTGTCTCGAGCAGCGGCGTCTTCAGAGACCGGCATTGTAGCGGGGAATCTAATTAGCAAGGCACATCAGATTGGTCAAGACATTCTTCGTGATTTTGATTGGGGAAAGTTGAATCCTACAGAGATCGAGTTTGGGTTCCGCTTTCCATTTCCGCGGGAAAATCCGCTCGTGATCATGCGCGGGTTTATTGATATGATTACTGAAGAGGGCTACATCCTCGATCATAAGAGTGCTGGTAAACGGCCAACGAAGGCTGAGCTTGCAGTAAATCCGCAGCTGCTGCTGTATGTCTGGGCGTATGAGCAAGTTTATGGAAAGAAGCCGGAGAAAGTTTTCTGGCACCATCTTCGAACTGCTGAGCTGATCGAGGCCGATGTCATGGTGGATTACGATCAGAAGCTAGCAAAGCTTGCCGAGCTACTGCGGTCAATTTTAAGTGACAAAGAATTTGCAAAGCAACCATATGGGTATTTTTGCACTAACTTATGTAGCTATCATGATCTTTGCTGGATAAATAAAAATGAACAGTCGTCTGTTACTTCGAGAGGAATTGAGGGATTATTTTAATGACAGACTTCCCACCGATGATGCAATCTCGTATCAGCAAGCACTGCAGCAAAATGCTCGCTTTATGGTTGATAATCATCCAATGTCGTTAATTTTGTTACAGGAGTGGGGAGCTGGATACACAGTTTTTGAGATTTCTATGCGAAACCAGTTACATCTAGGGGTCGTTTGCGACATCTTAAAATTTTGTTTTGAGCTTTTGGGACGTAAGCTACACGTTGACGACGCGAGTGTGTTAGCGACAATTCCACAGCAACTGCGTCCAATGGCCAAGAGTGTGTTTCACGCGTATTATGATACGTTCACAGAATTACCAGAGAGGGAGGTAGACATGGTATGAAAAAACGGACACTCACCGAAGATGCACTTCGTAAAGTGCATATAGAGGTAGACGGGTCAGTCGTCGCTTTAGTAGTTTCAAGTTCATGGGCAGGGGCAAAGCAGCCATTACTTATCCCGCTTTTTGTAGAGAATGAGCCTACAGTCCAGCAATCACTGGATAAGATTGCAAGTCATCTAGTCACTTTTGGCTTATACATTCGCGAGTTGGCTCGAGAGGAGAAGAAGTGAAAGGCGTTTATTTTAGTAATGGCCGCTACGGCATTCGTTGGTGGGATCCAGAACTGAAGAAGTCTATTCATGGCGGTCGTTTTGCCACTTACGAAGAGGCGTGTGAAGCGCTTATTAATCGCACCAAAGCGGATGACAAACCGATTATCACCGGCGTTAGTACGCAGATAGATGATAGCGAGTTTGAGGAGTTAGTTGCTATTGGTGCTAAGGCATTTAAAGTTGCAAAGGAGCAGCATGATGCGAAGAACAGTCAGCATATTTATCTTGGAGAGAAACCTACTGGGATTGCCTTTTTGAGTGATCTTCATCTGGGTAATGCGGGTACTGACTACGAAGCAATTCTTCACGACACAAATCTTATTGTCGATACCCCGGGAATGTATGCCGCTTTTCACGGAGACGGTATTGACAACTGGATTGTTGGTAAGCTACAGGCACTTCAGCGAGGGCAGGCAGGGAGCTTCCAGTTCGAGATCAACATATTTCGCAGCTGGCTTCGCAAGATACATGAGAAGTTGTTGTTGGTTGTAGCAGGTAATCATGACAACTGGACCAAGAAGATTGCGGGCTTGGATCTTATTCCAGAGTTGTTGGGTGACACTCATGTCATATATGACCCGTATGAGGCGCGTGTGTCGCTTTATTGCGGCCCTGCAGCATGGAGTGTTTTGATACGTCACCAATGGAAATACAGCAGTATTTTTAACCCTACGCACGGTATTGAGGTTGGCCATGATCGTATGAGTCATCCATTTGACATTGGGATCGGCGGGCATACGCACATTGGCACGCTGATGCGGCCATTCTTTCGGCACGGTCGTGAGAAACTTGCTATACTTACTGGAGCATACAAGCGATTTGACTCATACTCAAAAGAGCTTGGTTATGCTGAGACTGCGACCACGGGTTGCGGTGCCGTAATATTTCACCCAGATGGGCGCATTTGGTACTCATCTAACTTGAAAACGGCCTGCGAGTATTTAACGTATCTACGGAAGGAGTATCGTGATGAGTGATTATTGTGAGCAATGCGGTGATTTTATCGATGAGACTCAGTACGATGGTATTTGCTGCTTTTGCTATTTGCAGGGGCATCCAGAAGAAGATCAGCGAACCGCCGAGTATCAAGCATTGCAGGAAATTGCAATGCGTCATCACTACGCACAGGTTTATTATGGCCAAGACTAATCGCACAAGTCAGCTTTTGCTTCAGGAGCTGGCTGAATCAGGGACTACTGCTGAGGATTTAGCGGAGTTTATGGATGTGTCTGTCGAACGTGTATGGCAAATTCTCAACGGAGAGGTAACGCCGCAGGTATCAGAGCGATTAAAGATCGCTGATTGGTTTTCGCTTAATCCGTTAGTATTATGGGGGACTCGCTAATGTATGTAAAACTGCAAGGAAAAACGCAGCCAGAGGACGCAGCAATCTCTATTGAGGAGTTTGTTACGTACTTAGCTCGAGTGAGCAACCCTAAGAATCAAGGAAATCACGCAACAAGCAAACGTCTTTGGCGATACTTGCTTCGAAAGAAGCACTACTCTCCACTGGAGATGGTCAACTTGGTCATTGAGATTGTTGCGCCGCGTGATATTACGCGGCAGATTTTACGGCATCGAAGCTTCGCGTTTCAAGAGCTAAGTCAACGATACACAAGTCCGCTTGAACTTGGTCAAGAAACGAGAGAGGCACGCTTGCAGGACACCACTAATCGTCAGAACAGTATTGAACTGCCTGACGGTCCTGAGAGTGAGTGGTTACGGGAAGAATGGGCACGGCGGCAGGCACTCGTCGTCGACGTTGCTCAAGAGCAATACAACTGGGCCCTTAACGCAGGAATTGCGAAAGAATTGGCCCGGGTAGTACTTCCAGAAGGAAATACGGTGTCTCGTATTTATATGAATGGTACACTCCGTTCTTGGTTACACTACTGTCAGGTACGCATGGGACCTGAGACGCAGAAAGAGCATCGTGAGGTAGCTCAACAGTGTTGGGACATCGTAGTTTCGGTTTTTCCTGTTTTAGGCGAGCCTGAGTTTAACCCGCAAAACGCGTGGAAAGGAGACGATTAATATGGAAGTTACAACTACCGAGATTGTGCGGGCCGACGCATATACTGCATATCCCAAGCAGCGTGCTGAGTTTGAGGCCATTCTTCAACAATTACTAAAGCTGCATATTGCTAAGACATCTGATTACAGTCCAACCAATATCAATGGAGTTGGTGAGATCGGTATCACAGTACGCCTCTGGGATAAAATGGCACGTCTTATGAATCTATTGGGGTGGGATATTACAACAGGATCACTGCGGAGTGCAAAAGAACCGCGCAACGAACCAATCGAAGACACACTTCTTGATCTGGCCAGTTATGCGATCATTATGCTAATTTATCGCCGCGGTAAATGGGGGAAATAGAGATGAGCGATTTACCAACTGTACAGGCAGAAGAGTACAATCCGGCAAAAGATCCAATGCATCCGTACGGTAAGCCGTGTAGCGTATGTTCTACGGAGTTTGAGGAGGAAGAATGGGGAACCATGGGATGGTTGGGAATTTTGCCTGTAAGTTTCTGTGTGACATGCACTACTGGTATCTACAATATGGTACTGCAGTCACTTGATGTCGAGGAAGTAGAAATGATTCTTGAAGAGAAGCGTGCTGAAGCAGCTGGAGAAGTAACTCAGCAAGCGTAGTAAGGGGATGCAGCATCAGCGTAGATGCTGCATTCTTTTTGCCGGTGTAACTCAATGGACAGAGTAACTGCCTTCTAAGCAGTAAGTTGTGGGTTCGAATCCCGCCACCGGCACCAGACTTTTCACTAAAAGAGGTATTAATGGAATGAATATTATTTTAGGTGTGTATAACGGGTATAATAGTTTAAAAACTAGTAAAGGCGGAATATATTACTTTGCGAAAAGCTTAAGAAAGCACAATAAAGATTGCAAAGTAGTTATACTATGCGAAAGAGGGAAGCTGTTTAAAGAATTAGAGGATCTATGCAACGAGTATAACTTCGATATTTACAGCGATTTTGTTTTTAACTATGATTTGATGCTGCATCGATACGAGATCTATCATCAAATACTCGAAAAGTGGGGTAGTGAAAAAATTGACAAAATAATGCTTTGCGATCTAGACGATGTTATTTTTCAAGGAGATCCTTTTTCAATTCAGTTTGACGAGCAAATTTACTGTGCTGCCGAGTGTAACATACTTTCGGATAGAAACAGCGGCAGCTCAGGTTTAAATAGATACTGGATTGAGCACGCATCCTCTGTAACCGAATACAATAACAACAATTTTGAAAATCAGCCGGTTGTGTGTGCCGGTACAATCTTAGGCACGTACTCAGGTATAATAAACTGTTTGCAGTTTTATCTCGGCGTGCAGCGCAGAAAATCGGGTTCTAAAGATTTCTTCGATCAAGGATTGTACAACATTTATATCTACAACTACGTAGACGCACACTCTAGAAAAATTCTACCGCACAGAAATTCTCAAATATTAACATTAGATAGTGTTATTTTTGATAGCTTGAATGTTCGAGATAATAAAATAATCAATGATGCTGGGGAACTCTATATTGTTCTACATCAAATTAACAGGTGTAATCCTGAATTTATGAAAAGTTTAGTTGATTAGGAGGAAAGTTCGATGATTCATATTATTACACCCTGCACACGGCCAGAAAATTTAAACATAATGCGACTAACTGTGCCTACTGCGTGTTCTTGGGTAATTGTGTTAGATGCTACACAAGCAAATGCTAGTATTAGCTTTGATATACCTACTTATATTTCTGATCCTGCTAACTATAACTCAGCAGTTACGTTGTATCGTTCACCATATACAGGACACGCGGGCAATCCGAATAGAAACTTTGCTCTTGATCAAATGACTTTTGATGACTTAGACTGGGTGTATATTCTAGATGACGATAATATTATTCACCCAAGCTGGTTCAATCGAGTAATAAACTTAGTTGACGAGCGACTTAATATGATAAGCTGGGGGCAGGTATGGAAAAATGGATCGGTTCGCTTACCACCAGCACCAAATCCTCGTGTAGGTAACATTGACACCTCTTGTTATATGGTTCGCGGTCGGTTAATGAAGCACCTTCGATTCGACATGGATTACTGTGCAGATGGTATGCTTGCGGAGCAGGCCGCCTCACATGGTGGCCACCTCTGTCTTAATGAATATCTCGGGTATTACAATTACTTGCGTACGCCGCCCGATAGAGAATAGCATACTATATAGTAATAGTGTATAATAACTAGGAAGGATTTCCCTTCCTAGTTATTACCTAGCTGCCGAAGTGGCGGAATGGCAGACGCTACGGTCTTAAAAACCGTTGAGGGCAACCTCGTACGGGTTCGACTCCCGTCTTCGGCACCAAATAAAGGAGGTTTTATGACAGAATCAAGTCGCTTAGCTAACTGCTTAATTATCAATGGGCCTAATGTTGATGCATCTAAAATGACGACTGCGCTTATGACGAAGAACAAAACACTGCGATCGGAAGACGTAAGCCGAATTGTCACGGCGTACGTGGTAATGGGGGAGATTTCCTTAATTGGCAATCTTATGCCGTTTGCTCAAGCAATTCATGAAACTGGCTGGTTTACCTCCAGACGATGGTTGGAGAATTATAATCCGGCTGGTATTGGTGCAACCAACGACGGTGCTGAGGGTGGTAAGTGGCTTACTCCCGAAGCAGGTATTTTTGCTCAATATGCACACTTACTTGCGTATGCAGTTAAGCCTACAGAGTCGTATGCTGGCGTGATGATTTCTCAGTTGCAGTATCTCGCGAAGTGCTCGCCGCGATACACAACTTTAGAGCGTTTAAATTTACTAGGTATTGCAACGAAATGGGTAGATCTAAACGGTCGCTGGGCGTATCCCGGCAAAACGTACGCACAGGCAATCACAAAGATTGCCGAATTTATTGTCAATGTTAACTAAGGAGGACACGAATGAAGCCAATACAAATTCCGTTGGACGGGACGTATGGGGCAACGACCCCAACTTTTGCAGTAGACAAGACAGGGGCGATCTATACCACGACGGTAGGAAATCTCCGTGGCAGTGGACCATGGGGTACTCGTTTGTGGAAGATAGAGGTAGGCAAAAAAGCACAGCAGTTGTTTTTTGCCCCGGGAAATATTTCTTTAATTTCTGTAGACGGAAAAATGATGGTCGTATTTACCGACCCGTCAAATGGACGGGGGTATAATGCACCGATTTTTTATTTTGAACTTCCCGGATATGTACCGATTGAGTCAACAGTCTCAAGTACCACTGTCAACATCAATGACGCACAGATCGCAGAGATGAAGCTCGCTATTCAAAGTGCAACCACATTGGCCAATCGTGCGGTAGCAGCTGGCGATAGTGCTGCGGCTCTTACAAATCAGGTGAACACGCTTGCAAATCGCATTGATGATTTAGAAAATCAAATTCGGCAGTTAGAGGCCCAGAAGCCAGCTCAATCGCTATCCAAGCAAGAGATCGCGGACCTCGTGTGGTCAAAAATCTGGGATATGCTGTGGATTCTTCGACAAGATATGTCAAAAGGTACAGCCAGTGATCCCAATTCGCAAGGATGGATCAACGATCTTACCGCGTTTATTAAAAAGGTGCGGTAATGCAAACGTTCGCTATCAAACCTTTTTTTGATTTTCGTGATGAGTCGTGGCCAAGTGAGGTAAGTGTTGATTTACCGAGTAAGTCAACGGTTACTGTAGAACAGTATGCAAACTTTGTGTATTTCCATGTACACTACAATCCTGCCATGGAGACAATAGTTAAGCGTACCGTGTGTTTAATTGTGGCTGGGGAGGCTATTCCTGATGCGTATGAGCATATTGGTACGCTGGTGCCATTTCTTTCTGTAGAAGAGGGGGGAGAGGTAGCTGAACAAGGTGATGAGCCGCCTACAGAGACTGACTCACTTACTGAGGAAGATTTCTACAGTAATTATCGTATTATCAACGTATATATCGCGCCAGAAACTCCGGCGAAGTTACCACTGGCAGCGTGGTCATTTGGGAGGGACAAATGATTATAGACCTAGAGAACTTAGAACGATTGGCTACAATCATTGAGTCAATCTCCACAGAAACACGGACAAGCCTAATTGCAATGGAATACTCTCTCGAAGAGATAAAGCAGCGAGAAGAATTGTTTGCACGTATTAGCACTGCAGCTAAGATGACGCACAATTATCTGGATTACTACGTTAACGTATATGAGGGCAGTGATCCAGTGCTATTCTTACAGGAGATAGAAGCAACTTTGCCGCAGACTGAGAAGGAAGGAGTAGCAACATATAAGGATTTACTCGCATACACAGGGAAACTTTAATGGTAGAGGTAGTACACGCACAGGATCTAAAAAATCCTGAATGGACCAGTGTTATTTTGCAGGCATTGTCGCATTCAATCCCTCGGCATGTATCAATGCAGATTGATGATGCTGTGTTGGATGAGCGCACGCGGCCATACTTAGTTGACATTGTGGTAGAGTTAATTAACATGTGGAACGAGTCGCAGAACATTGAGGATCGATGGTATATCATCAATGGTAATTTGTGGAGAAGTGGCCCGGGGGATAGTATTGTCAGTGCACCGGAGGAGGTAAAAGATCTACCCCCTGTTACTGGTGACGAAGATCCAATCGGTTATGACGAGGAGTACATCAAGCGTCTTGTCGATTCAGTAGAAGAAGGCTCAGAAGAAGGCTCAGAGGAGGAGAACGTATGATGCAGAAAGACCATAGCACGTTTAGCTACGAAGAGAAACACACATTAAGTCAAGAATTGCGGCTACTTATTAGTGTGTCTCGATTTGACGATCTGGTACCATTCGGTGCAGTTGTCCTTGTGCATCAAGGACGATACAGTATGCTTTTTGAGGTACCATGTCGTGATGCGGACACGCCAGAAGGATTGGCCAAGGCTATTCAGCTGTTGCGAGCACAGGCAGTACGTGAGCTGCACTCGTGGGCTGAGAAGATAATCCCGCGGGATACTGTATCTGAATCCACAAAAGGTACTATATCCCAATTAATGCACAAGTACAATCAGATCGAAGAGGATTCAATCGCCGCGTATATTGATAAGAACAATACAAAGAAAGAGGACTACTATGGCGGACCGTAAAAAGAAGAAGTGTGGGTGTGAAATATCACGCACTCACACGATTCTCTGCGACTTTCACGCAAACGAGCAGATGGAAGAAGCAGCAGCGCGACTCGAGGAGAATGACTACTTCTACAAGGCTATTATGAAGGAATTGGCCAAGCAGTATGAGAAGGAGCAGGAGTAATACCTATGAGTGAAATCGCAATTCATATTGAGTATCTAACACACAATAATATTAGGTATCAGATTACAGAGACAAGCGCAGGGCGTTGGATCGCGTCTATTAAGTGCTGGACAATCGGTAAATATATGCACATGGCATTGAATACGCGAGACGATGCAATTCAGCGGATGCATGAGTACATTGATGAAGTAGGGCCAGAACCTAAGGAAGATTGTTGATGAGTACCACACAGTATGAGGCGTTTATTTACGGTACGTCGTACATCATGGATATTCCCAATAACCAGCATCGGCCACATAGAGGTCACGCTGCGTTATTTGCAGCACAGCATCATTGTAAGTGTGATGTGTATTCAATCCGGCGAGAGTATTCAACAAAAGGATTTATCTATCGAGTACAAATGAATTCCGGCGAGGTACTGCTAATACGAGTACAACGTATATCCAATAAGAAGAAGAACAATTAGCATTATCCTCATACAATTGATCACGCACTATCTCTCACACTGCACCTCTTCACAAAGGTGCAGTGCTTTTTTTTTATTGAGAAAAAGAGCCTATGCATACGATCTGGGGTATATGTTTTAAGGGTGCAAATTGGCCATGTTCGTTACTTTGTCCTAATGTCCGGACATTTGCATGAAACTACGTATGATATAATTTCCGCATTCGTTTATAAGTATGGCTTTTAAAAGCCTCAAATCGCCTCTATAGGGCCAGCGCGATTGTGAAAACAGGCACGAATACTATACATAAAGTTATCCACAAGTTATCCACATTGGCCAATCTTTACGTAATTATTGACATAAAGTTATCCACAATGCCAGTAACGCTGGTAAACATGATCGAAAATAGGACAAAACTTGGCCAATTGTCCTGTGTAATGTGAAAAGCAGGCATAAAACACAAGTGTAAGTATTTAGCAGCGTTATGTCGACAGCGTTTTAGCGCATTGTGATGCCTAAATCGACGATTGGCCATGTTTCAAAGCAACATTAGTTCCGTAATGTTGTTTTGAATATTTTTTACACAATCGCGCAATGATCGCGCCGCCGGGCTCGTCTCCCCCGAGCCCCCTCTCGCAAATTTGAGCTTGCCTCCCCCGAGCCCCCTCCTGCGCCTTCAGCAATCTTCCCGAAGGG